GATCTGAGAGTGAGTTCTATTCACTTCCTTCTGCAACGGAATCAGGTCTACAAGAGAAGAATCCCCATAGAATCTCCCTGTAGGAATGTGATCCAACTTCGCAAAAGGAAACTCTGACTTGGGATAAGGCCACTCTTCCAGAACCTGAATGAGTTGTTTATCACCCCAAGAAATAAGCGCTCCCATCGGAAACTTCGGACAAGGCTTGACCCACATCTCAAAGACTTGAACCTTATCCTTCTGCGGCTGATTCGACTTAATTCCCAACGCAGAGAAGAAACGCTGTTCCAGGGCACCGCCCTGAACTTCAACGTTTGGCTGCAAGTCTGCACCCCACAATTGCTTAACGACTTCCTTATCTTTAAGCGTGGTGTGAATCATAAAGGGTTGCGATTCCAAGTCTTCTTCCTGAATATCAGGTACAAGGATATGGAAAGGAGTGACTGGATCAAGGCAAATGGAGCCAGGAATCCCAGAAGGATCAGGACGTTCCTCGTCCCAATAGATTTTGATAAACGCTGAGCCACAGAGAGTCATCCAGTGTGCGGCCTGACGGAATTTATGGTTCCACTTTTCCTCACGAATGAGCCATTCGGAAATCTGTTCCGCTGCAACTGCTGCCATTCGATCACCGTCATCAGTGGTATTCGGAATAACGTAGAACTGAGGGAACTGACGAGTAACCTTCGTAAGTTCTGTACGAACAATACGACGACACTTGTTCACCGTCATACGAACTCTATAAGGGGGAGCGGGAGGCTCGTAAAGACGTGACAGTCCAGAACTCTGTTGATTGATCCATGCAACATATTGACGTCCAAAATAGAACGCCATGTTCATGTACCATTGCTGCTCAAATGGAAGTCGTGCCTGAGAGCACATCTCCATTTTCTTTTGGAGCCAATCAACTAGCTCATTCTTATCTTTGTCCTTCATCTTAAGCGCAGCATTTTCAAGGGGCTGCGGCGCCTCAATGATTGGCAGTTGGCCGTTAGGCGTTGACGGCACCATTGTCGAGCTCAACGATTACCTCCCCAACTCCTGCATCCTGTGCGAAACGAGGATCATAGTCCCATCTTTCCTCAGGAGCAATAGAATCTTCAAATCTCTGCGCTTCCGTCTCCACTTGAGTTGCTGATTGTACCTGAATGAACTGCTCCCAGGTCTTCGTCATGAGACGATTCAATAGTTCGGCGCGATCTTTTAACCCGAAGGCTAGGAGTTCCTTCTGATTTCGATCCGCCATCTCCAGAAGTTCCCCCCGCTCCTGAATCCACAGATGAATCAGATTCTGCATCTGAAGATTCTGCTTCTGGATCAGCGAGACCAGCCAATATACCAATACGAATAATACGATCAGAATCAAGCCCAAGAAGACCCAAGACCCGATCAACACGGTTAAGCCGCTCATTCTCTTCCCTCAATTCGTCCATCTCAGCAACATTCATCTGTTGCAACAGTTCAAACTTCTGATAACCTGCTAGTTCAGCAATTCGCTGAACACAAAAATTGCACAACTGGATTGCATAACCTGGATGATCTTCATCATCAATATCCAGATCCATAATCCATTCACGTGCAAGCGATGTTGCCCGGCACCCTCTACAGTAACCGGGCTGTCTTTGCGGGGATTCCTCAATGCGGGGATTTTCAAACATATTACGAATTCTTCCCAGCAGAAGCCGGAACCTTAGAAGCAGAGGCTTCCTTTTCAACGGATTCGGCTTCCTTAGCCAGAGCGAGTTCCTCACGCTTCGCAGCAACAGCAGCCTCATGATCGAGTTCTGCCTGACGCTTTGCAACGTTCTCCGGCTTATTAGCCTCGATACCATCATCATAAGTCTTCAGAGTCTCTGAAGAAGTATCGTGAGGCTTACGGTCAACATCCTTCTCACCCTCAACAACAAGAGCGGAAAAATCCCCAGTGAACCGAACAGTGATAACACTATCCTGAGCATTGACCGTATACTGAGCACTTCCATGAGCGCCGTAGACACCAACGGATGCAAGACTATCAGCCTCGAAATCCGTAGCACCCACACGCTCTTCATTGTGGTATACCAGAACGGTAACCTTAGTCATTAAAAGTCTCCTCCCATATGGGGATCACTGAATGTCGAGACTAGCTCTTTCGAGGGATGGTCGTACCTCTCGCCAGTCATAGGCAAGGATGGTGCAATTCCTCTCATATTGTCTAGAACCTCCACAATCTTCTCTACATGCTCCGGTCTGGAACACATTCCATAACGTAACGCATCAGCGGCGTGGTCATCCTTCTTATTCGGTTCCTCCTTCGGATTTCTTTTCTCAGCAATAATCTTGCTAGACCAAGTAGCCCAACGGTAACGAGCCATTTCCCAAATGAGATTTTCACAATTCCTCGTTATAAAGAGTTGCCGATCTTTCAGAGCCCTCGCCACCACGTTAAGCCCGATTTTGACATCATTGTTCCCTGGGAGAATGGGTACACCAGCGATTGCATACTCAATCTGAACTGAAGTTCCAGTAATAGGGTCACTGTTAGCAATACTAGGATCACCGACGTTATAAAGGGGGTTAATACCGTGGAAGGCGTTTCGAGCTCTGACTGTTTCTGCATGCTCAGAAACCACCATTTGTGACGCGTAGTGCTCATCGAAGACAATTACCTTCCCATCCTTATCTGTAGCACACCAAAGCCAACAGGTAGGATTATTGAAACCATGATCCATCGTACAAAAGATCGTCCAATGACGTTTCATGGCTAGCCACTCTTCGGAGTCCATCTCAATCTTCGGAATGATATTGTGAGACCCGAAAGTCTTATAGATCAAACCACCGATCTGGATAAACTTACCTTCCCGCCGTGCTTTGACTTCGTCTTCATCCATTGTAGACAGAAGGAAGTCGATCTGGCCCTGAGATAGATGAACGTTATCATCCATTGAGGCTTCCATGACGAAAAACTCTGGATTTGTCTTCGCCGCAATAAAGATATCGTCATAGACCCAGGTCATTCCTTCTACAGGGGTCATGGTTAGCCACCATTCACCACCGGTATCGACTAGCCGCGCCATATTCTCGTTAAAGATTGACCGCGGCGGCTCTTCGTCAAACCAAATACCGTGACGACTCGTACCAGCGTGCTTCACCAACTCCATTTCACATGTGGTGAAGTCCATCGTTGATCCGTTAGAGAGCATTAGAACTTTGTCACCCTTGTGAAAGGAATCTTCCCAACTCCCGTTTACCAAAAGTGACGGCGGAATCCATCTCGCCAATTCTGGAAGCATGATCTGAACCATGCCGTGCGGCCAGTCAGATGCTACGCCTCTCATTCTAACTGGTGGTTCGGGTGTCTTCCTATAAGGATGAGTCCCATTTAACCACCAGCTAGATTCTGCGGCCCCGCCAACCGTTTTTCCGGATCGGTTCCCTCCAATAAACGCACGACCACGAGATGGAGACTCATGGAATCTTTTCTGATGCTTCATTGGAACATAACCATACACGGAAGGTCTATCTGCGGCCGAACGAAGAGATTGAGTCATCTCTCCAATAATCGACTCGATTGTTAGACCAGATTTGCGGGAGACCATTAATTAATCCCTTCGATTCCTAATGCCACGCAATGGAAGAAAAACCTCAATAATGAGGACAACCAAAGCCACGATGATCGTGAGAACACCAAGAGTATGCGGACTGGTACTAATCCAATCCGCCCAAACGGCACCCACGAACAGCATCCATGCGGCAATAAGAATTATTGCAAAACTCATTGTAATCTCCTATCTCATTTTCCTAGCACGACACCCAGTACCGCTCCAATTATAGCGATGACTAAGAATCCCATTGAGATTAGAATTGCTGTACTGGATCTGAAATCTTGCTTGTTCTCAGCCAGATTCAACTTATAGGATTCGAGTTTCACAACTCGATCTTTTAAGTCACTAATACTAACCTGAAGCCCTCCCATTGCCGTGTTGAAGTTTAGACTCAACTGCGACAACTGTTCCTTCATGCCGGATTCGCTTTTCCCAATCGCTGTCGCCGAAGCCGTTGTCTGCTCTTTAACCGCTTCTTTTTGCGCAGTAAGAGCAGCGTCGACCGCTGCTTTAGTGTCAGACTTCTGCTCAACTCTCTGCCTCTCGACAAGATCAAGTTGTTGATCTACCGAACGAAATTTCTCCTCGATCAACTCTTTGAGAGACTCAAATTGTGTTTCCATAGATTCCGCCACTGTGGCAATCTCTCTGTAGAGTTGCTGAGTGGTCAAGACTGTCGGGTCAGGAACGGGTGTAGATCCGGCAGGGTCGGCCATTATACTCCAATCGTGGCCAAAGTTGCTTTAGCCACCTAGATTATTGATCCTTAACGATACCACCCCAGTAGGACATATTGTTAGCGTCCCATTGGATCAAAGTATGTGGGGGCTTTCCACCCATCTGATTAAGAGTATTAGCTAGAGCAAATTGCTCCAGAGTCTTTTGATGGCGCCAAACACCATTCGAGACCCAAAGCTTTCCATCCTGTGTTGACTGAACCCAATACACTTCTTCCTCCTCTACCGGAGTATCACTCCAGGGGACTAAAAATTCGGGACGTAGACTTCCGAGGCTTCCTTGACCCGTCGGAGAATTCCAACGAACCGTAGGAGGCTCAGCAAGTTCAGGAGAGGAACAACCAGTATCCCTCAAACGATAGTGGGGAACCATGAAGAAATCTTCGGTAAGCCGACCAACCCTCTTCAATTCATGGGCAAGCCAACGAACTGCGTCAATTACTGCCTTCGACGGTTGATTTCCACTGGTAATATTGATCTGAACTCCAATTGACCAACCGTTTGCATTCAAACAATGGGCACCTTGAAATTCACCGGCCTGTTCCCAAATGTATGCATTCGGAAAGGTCACCACATAGTTGTATTCCCAAGTCTTCCCCACATTAGAAGAGAAAGATTGGAGCGCAGCCATATGCTGAGCATCAG